TGAAGCGTTATTGCCTCGGCTAATAATTGTCTTGTTTGTTGTGGTGTTTGAGCAATTCATAAAGTGAATAATCCAGTTGCCTCGGGTTGTGGTGAGGTAAGCCTGTCCATCAAAGGTTAAATAACTTTGGTTAGAACCGCGAGCTGATGAAGCTGCTGAACCGTTACCGCTTAGGCGAGTGTAGGAATAGTTGCTGCCTGTGTCTCCATTAACGCGAGCAAGCAGATTGTCGCCTACTGAGGTGGCTTCGATAACTGCAATAATGTCTGTGTAACTTCCGAGGCTTGAGAAGGTAACTGTTGTCTGATTGCTTCCCAGTGTTGTAGTCGCTATCGGGGTGTATGTTGATCCGGCTGCCATGATTACCCCTTAATCCCGTAGAGTGCGAATTTGCTTGTTTCTGAGATGGTGTTTGATGGGATAAATATAGAAATTGAATTTATCGCCGTTGTGTTATTTAGCCAAGCACCTGAAAATAAACCTAATAATCCTGAGCCGTTGCCATCAAAGCCGCCTATTGTGCGAACTGTCTTATTTTTAACAGTCGATGAATAGTCAAGAAAATCAATAATCTGAGCGCCATAGTTGTATGAATAGGTGTTATCAGGTATCCAGGGCGTGTTTATTTTAGTTGTCGAGCTTGAAGCATCTGATGAAGCACTTGAGCCGTTGCCATATAAACGGTGATAAACGTAATTTGACCCGGTATCGCTATTAAATTGCATTTGCATATTTGCATATTGATTTGCAGTGCCATCAAAATGGGCATGGGCGCGTAGCTGTAAATGCTTATAGGTCGATGGAATAGAGCTAAAAGTCACTGTGCTTGTACCGCCTGAGCCTACGGTAACGGTAGCTATTGACTCATAAGAGTTAGTAACCCTGGGGTAGTTTTGGGATGCCATGATCCCGATGATTGGAGACATTACGATAAATCGCCCAAAACGGTAAACGTGTTACTAGCTGTGCAGATAATTGTGCAGGCTGAATAGCGAGCGCGTAGCACTGGGGCAGCGGCTGTCGCACCTGTTGATGTGATAGTTACGCCAGCACCAGCGGCAAATGAAGTTAAACCAACGCCGATTGACTGCACATGGATTTGATTACCGGTGCAAATACTGATGGTGGAATTGTCACTGTTACAGCTGAAGCATTTGAAGTTGTGACTAGCTTTGCGCTATCTGATGCGACTAGCGTGTAAGTCGTACCAGTCTGTGCGTTAAATGAAAGAGTCGTATCATCCTGTTCGACCCAGGTAAAGTCCATATCAGTATTTGATGCCTTAGATAGCACCTGGCCTGATGTGCCGCCCTTGAGATCGACCATCGATGTATCGACTCCACCCAAAGCCGTGCGAATTGCTGCCGCGCCGTCTTTGACCAAATCGGTGTCCGAAGGAACGGTCCACCCAAAGTTAGTAGTGCTCGTTGCCATGCTGTCTCCTTATGCCACGATAATGGCTTGATTCCAGTTAAGTGTATTAGAAAGAGTGTTCCAAGTCTCAGCGACACTTACATCATCCCACTGCATCGACTGCAAGCTGAAAGCGGTAGGTGACACATTGAGAGTTAAGTCAAGGCGGTTATATCCAGCCCTGAAAGTCCAGCCCTCGACAAAGCCCTGGAAGCGACCATTTACCATATTTGCGGGTAGGTCAGTGATATCAACTGCCAAGCCCATAAACACATTGAGAAGTGCATCGCGGTCTGAATTATCAATTTCTGAATTACCCAGGCTGAAGGTAATTGAGTCAAATACATCCTGCGGCCATGCGCGGATGCCTAGATAAAAATTAGCTTGAGAAGTGGCATCAGCTGAATTATGCAAGGTGGTGGCGATGATGCTGGCCTGCGAGCCATACTGGTCAATAGATGGCTGGTCGGTCGCTGTGGTATCGCCCGAGCGCCATTGAATTGTGACCTGATTACGCAAATCACCTAGTCTGCGAATAGTCTTAATCCCAGCTGCCAGTGCATCATTAGCCGACAAAATCGTATAGCCATTGGCCGCTAGGTACTGGCTTCGATGGGTTGAATCTGCATAACCGATACGCCCCTGAGCATCCTCATAGATGTACCCAAGCCCTGATGTGGCCAGTGCTGATACCAGCGAATACATATCTGTCGCTTCTGATGATCGTGCCATAAGCTCGTAATCGCCAGGTGTATCAACTTCGCCCAGCCCTGAATTTTCAGCATTTGCCCATGTGGTAGTTGCATCGTATGTAGCCCAGGTTAATGCCGCCGGTACTTCAGCCCAGGTATTAAATAGAGCTGCGCTGAGAATTGTGTAAATTTGATTGCCGTCATAATCTTTTGAAAGTACGCCATCAGTCAAGGTTTTAGGCAATTTAGCCAGCGCACCTAGCGCAGTAATCCTGATTGTCTCGTTAACGCCGCCTGTGCCCGTTGAGGATACTTCTACGATCGAGTCTGTGATATTGCCGCCGAATATATCCACAAAAGTACCAGCTGAGTTTTTAACCCGGATACTGAGGCCATCATTTACATCGATGGTGATAGGTGTCAGATTGAGATTGATAATCTCGACTGTGGCATAACCTGCGCGGGGTTGGCTGTAAATATCGGTACGGCCTGAAACGATTGTAAGATTTGCCAGGGTTAGATTTGTGTACTCGACCCCATTGATATTTAACTGCCACTCAGGTGTCCACTGGGTCATAGCGTAAGCGCCGCAGCCCCTAGTGCGCCTCGGCCGTATGACCTGTTGAGTACATCGATTACGGTACGCGCCACTCCTTCAGGATCGCCTGCTACGCCGATGTTAATTGTCGGTGCGACTGTTGTACCAGTTTGTACATAACCAGCCGGCGCGCCGCCGATTGTTACAGTAGGTGAATATGTAGGCATAGTTGCGGCGGCCTTTGCAGCTGATGAAGCGGCTGATGATGTGCCACCTGTGGCACCGGATACTGATGGTGTTTTAATCGTTGGCACGCTTGGGATGTTTAATGATGGAGAGGATGACTTTGGAACTGTTGGAGCTGAAATTGCTGGCGCTGAAATAGTTGGAATATTTGGCAATTTAGGCACGGCGTTATAGGCACGAATAATTGCATTAATGCCTTCTATAGCTCCGCTGATAAGTCCGTTGATAGTCTCGATGACACTGGCGATGACATTGATAACCCCACTGGCGATTTTACCAACCACCTGAAGCGCCCCGCCTAATACTGTTCCTATGACTGGCGCAAGATAAGTGGCGATGTAGCCGCCAAATTCTTTAAAGGTATCCAAGTTATCGCCGATAGCATTTTTGATATAGCCAAAAGCTTTAAGTAGGCCGTTAATGATTGGGGTGAAGGTGTTGACGATGATATTACCCAAAGTAGTAATCGCACCGCCGATGCCGCCCTTATCAAGCCCAAAGCCGCTAGACATAGCATTAATGGCAGGCAAGGCGATTTGGTTGATAAACTTCATCAGCTTTTCAAGGATAGGCAATAGCGCAAATCCGATAGTCTCTTTAGCCTCATCAAATGCAATTTGCATACGGGCGATGCGGCCTGAATAGGTATCTGCGTTGGCCGCAGCTGCGCCACCAAATAAGTCAGTCAGTTTGCCCTGGACATCGGTAAAGGACATCGTTTTAAGTTCAGCTGAGGATAGGCCGATGCCTAATTTGCCGAGGCTTGTAGTGTTGCCATCATAGGCTTTGCCCAGCGCATTGGCCACTGTCTCCAAAGGCTTGCCTGTAGCTGTTGCAATATCTAGTGCGGTTTTAAGTAAATCCTGCGCCGCTGTGACATCCCCAGTCGATCGTGCAAGTCTGCCAAGTGCTGGGCGAAGTTCATCGTCAGCTACGCCAGTGGCCAGGGATGTCTGCAAGATGAATTGCTCAGTGGCCGCGATAGCGCCTTTGGTAGCCCCTGTGGCGTTCTCTAGCGCCAGGGCTAACTGAGTCTGTGCCTTCTCATCAGCGATGGCGGCTTTGACACCTTCCACGCCGATTTTGATGGCATAAGCACCAGCGGCAGCGGCCGCAGCTGCGAGCGCAGCGCCGACCACTTTACCGGCCTTTGTCATCTTATCGCCAAAGGTATCGACATCGGCTGTCGCAGCCTTTAAGGATTTATTGAGATTATCGACATCACCCAGGATGGTAAGTTTTAGCGTTCTACTTCCGGCGGCCATTAATCGAACCTCTTAACTATCTCTGAAAATCCTGCTTCCCATCGTTTAATGATCTCAGGCTGAACACTGCGCAGAGTTGGATATATCCACCATCCACGCGAACCGCGACCCTCACGACCACTCCATACCGGGAACTGCTTAAACTTATTCGAGCCGAATTCTGCCCCGCCCCAAATGTCGCGTGTGGTCGCACCACCGCTGAATTTTTGGGATGCGAACCCGTAGCTGATTTCGCCAAACTTGGATGATTTAGAAACTTTTGAACCGTCAGCGATTCGAGTTGATACCTTTGGGATGGCTCTAGTTGCCCGTGCTGCACTCTTAACTTTATCCGATACAAATTCAGCGAGGGCGTTGGACTTTTCTTTGGCCTGCGCCAGTGCTTCATCATCCATAGCTTTAAAGGATCGAGCGATGGCGCGAAGTTCAGCCTTGTCATAACTGATGCCCTCACTTGCCATCGGCTCGCCTCTCTAATATCTCCAGTGCTGTAAGTACATCCTCAGCACTTACAAATTCACTTGTCGGTAATCCTGTGGTGATTGCCAAATCCCAAAGGATTCGGCTCAGGCTTCCGACTGGGTAGCTTTTGGGCTTGCATCGCCAACCTCGACATTCGCGACTGTCTCAGTCCAAATCTCGATTGACTTTACAGGCTTACCAGCTGCCTCACGCTTCATAGCGTGATACGCAAGAAATACAAGATCGGATAGCCCTATCTTTTCCTGCGCCTGGCTGATGATGTTGCCTGTTGCTTTTTCCCACTTTACCCACTCAGGTGGGGCAGCCACATATGTGGCCACCTCGCCCGAATTGAATTCGATTGTGATTGGTAACTTCATTTTTGCTCCCGTTCTTATTTCTAGCTAAATGTTTCGGTAGGTGTTCCCACCACTGTAAATGATAGGTCAACTGTCTGCGCATCAGGTGCTGCCCCGCCCACTGCTGGGAATACTGGCAATACATTGAACGCAAAGACTGCGCCAGTCGCAGCTGTAAGTGATGCCGCAAGTGTGGTGTTAGGTGCAGATTCGCACGCTGACCAAAGTGCCTCGCACAGTGATCCTGAAGCGCCCCAGTCTGCGAGCATTGATACATCAAATGTCCATTGGTCATCGATGTGCTTGTAAGCCTTGCCATCGAGTGTTTGATATGTCTCGATAGTAGGTGAGTTGGTAAGTGTCGCACTGGTCGCTTGTGCGTCATAGTTAACGGTCGCGATCGTTAGGACTAAATCGCGACCCGTGATGATCGTTGTTGGCACGTTATCTCCTTAGTTTGTCTGTGTGTAGGTTGTACTTACATTGATGTCAGCGCAGAGCATTGTGCTTGCGCCTACTTCAAGTGGGGTCGGCTTTTCGACATTACCGACCACATATCCTGCGGGCACTGCCGCAAGAATTCCCATGATGAGCTGCTCCAAGTTATCCAGGGATGCAGGGTTGCTGTTATATGACACGATTGCTGTAATCGTAAAATTAGCCTTGACTTTGATAACTGATTTGCCTATGAGTTGCTGCTCCAGGTACGGCGATGATGGCACGATCACGATAGCCGGTGGAATTGGGGCTTCGGGCACCGATGGGTAGCAAGTAGCTGCTAATGATGTGAAGGCGTTAGCCAGTGCCGATCGTGTATCAGCAAGTGTTGAGGCTGGCATTTATTGGCACACTGTCTCGACATCAAGGAACGGCATAAGCAAAGTTGATACGCGGTTAGTCAAGCTGCGACCCATGCGGTATGGGGTGCTGGCAAAATCCACGCCTTCAATTTGGCCACCGGCTGCTACGCGTGACTGGAATACCTCGACCGATACGGCCAAAATGGCTGACTCGATTGCATCGTTGCCTGTGTAAATCTGAGCCGCTGAATATCCTGAAAGTGTTGCTGTTCCAGCTGGGATCATGTCGCGCACTGTCACATCTGCATTTGTGATGGCTGCGGTAAAGTAAAAATTATGATTCATGGCATCTGTAACAGTGTGGATTTTTAGCACTGTAACTGTTGCGCTAAATGGCGCAGGCAGACCGGCCACGATGATTGACTGACCTGGCACAAAGTGATGCTCGCGCTGGGTGTAATAAGTAGCGACATTTGATGTCAATTTGTAAGCATCAACCGCTGAAGTGTTAGCCACCAGCATAGGCAAAATCACGGCCTCGCTAGTGTTAATTATTTCGTTTAAGTAAGCATCATTGTACAAAGATGAACTCACGCCCAGCACGGCGCGAAGCTGTGCAGCGGTAACTATGCTGGGCATGAGACATCCTTTCGTTCGGCTCGGCTGGCACGGGAGCGCACCAGCCGATGATTAATTTGGGCTATTAGCCTTTATTTGATTTAAAGCACCCAGCCGCAAGTTTTGTGGCGATGGCACCATATCCATACATGGCGATGGAAATTTGGCCCGAAGCGACCACATCAGCGCGAAGCTGGTAAGTAGGTGACTCGTACCATGTGTATGCCTCAGGGTTAACGATGAGGATTGACCCATCAGTGTCTGTTGTTGCAGCTGTGTTAGCTGTTACATAGAGATCGAGTCCAGCGATGTTGCCGCGAACTGAATCAGGGCGAACCACACCGCCTGCATTTGATGGCTGTGAAGCGTTATAGATTGGTCGGCCAGAATCGTTGAGTGTCATTACATTTGACCACTGTGATGTGTTCATGATGATGTTTTTAGCGAAGCCCTGTGTGCCTGCATAAACTGAAGCTGCACCGCGAGCGATGACTCCAAGAAGTTCAGCCGCTGTTGGGTATGTTGTAATTGTTGTTCCATCAGCTGTTGCGCCAGCAATTATTGCTGCATTAACCGCTGTATCTGTGACCTTCGCGTATTGCGCGGCCATATTTTTCATCAATTCGTCAATAAAGACTGGGGATGAACGATCAAAGAGTTCGACTGAGAATGTCTGAGCGCCTGCATACTTCTTGACATCAACTGTCACAAATGCTGCGTTCTGATCTACATCCTCGATGGTGCCTGCTTCGGCTTCAACTGTTACACCTGGAAGCTGTGTAATCTTTGGAATTTCAAATGTCATACCAGCATCAGGCAAAGTGCCACGGCTGATTGCATCGATGTTTGAACGGGTTGCATTTGCAAGTCCGTTAATTACGGTTGAAAGCTGGCGTGTGGGAATTAGGCCTGCGTTATCTGTTGTATCACTTGCAGCTGCGATGTAAGCGCGAGCCTCATCTGATCCAAGTGCTGCCTTGATTGTCATCTCCAAGTGCTTTGGAGCTGAGAAGTCCAGGCGTGGCTTTGTGTATCCAACTGCGTGTGCAGTTGCTGTTACTGACTTTGCGGCTTCTACCGACTCGACGGCTTCCGCGTTTGTGACGGTGTTTTCCACTTCGTCTCCTTCTGTTGTGGGTGTGTTTTCTGCATCCTCGGTGGATTCAGAAATTTCATCATCGGCTTCAGTAGCTGCTACGCGTTCAACGCGTGCTGCATCAAATGCCGGGTTATGTGTAAGTGCAACGCCTACAAGCTGCGCCTGGCTAACTACCATCGTGCCATCCTCGTTATACGCAAACTCTGTTGCCTCAGCTTCGACTGAGAATCCATCGCGCAGACCATCCATCGCTTCTACAAGCGCATCATTACCGGCTGAAGTCTGACTGATTTTGAAGGTAGCGTTCATGCCCAGGTTATCGCCTGACATCTCGATGCTGCGACCGATTGGGCGTGCAGAATCATGTTCAAGGTTTAGCTTTACAGGTGCAGGTGTAATTGATCCTGCCTTAAATAGCACTTTGCCTGTCGATGCATTAGCCGCTACATCAAAGGCCACGATTTGACCTGTGATAGTGCGTGACTCTGAATCGGCCGCAGTGATGCGCATAGGTGTTGTGATTTTCATAGGAGCAAGTCCTCTTCCTCTCGAATTTCCTCGACCGACATGGCGCCGATGCGATTAAGAATTTCATAAACCTGCGCACGCTCCAAAGGATTGCCACGCAAGAAATCATCTACATCAAATTTGACATCAGTACCAGCTGGTACAAAGTCTGCAAAACTCATGCGCTGTTCAATGACTGTCATGTAATTTCTAAAAGCAAAGTCCACAAGATCGCGCCTCTTGTCTAAGGCGTTGCTGTATGTGAAGGTGCTTTGCTGTGCATCTACAAAGTAGGCAGGCACACCAGTGGCGCGTGCTAATTCCAACGCCACATAATTGCGTGCTTCATTGAGTTGGATGCTCTTAGGGTCAAATCCCAAAGTCTCCAGTGTTACATCAGCATTTAAAAACGCTGTAGATTTATTTGCACGCGCTGTACGCCATGATGAAAGTAATTTAGCTACACGATCAGCCGGAAGCGATGTGCCATTTGATTTTAAAATCATTTGCGGAATTGGCTCTACTGCAAAATTCATCGCCGCTTTTTCCAAAGCTGCGGCGGCCTTGATTGTGCGGCCTGCGCGCGCAAGTAGCCCTTCAGATTCACCAGCGAATACCACTAGATTCTTTGGATCGACATAAACACCATCAACTAAATACGCAGTGACTTCAGTGCCATTTGCATTTGTTTGAAGGCTTACACGCTCAGGTGCGATGCGTTCCATCGCGCGAATTCTGCCCGTGTCTGCATACCGCTCAGTTGCGTATGCATACGCTGTTGGATGAAAAAATAAATCTGAAATTAGCCATGCCCAAAATACTGAACCGGCGATGCGCACATCAGGTTGATTAATAACTCGCGGTGCTTGCACCTTTTCGCCAGTTGCAATATCGCGGCAGTGCATCGGTAATGATGCAACTGTCTGAATAATTCCAAGTGATCGTGCGATAGTTGGTACAGTCATAGCTTCAGCGCGTGATGCTGATGTAGCTGTAATTGCAAAAAATGGCGAGGCTTCCGGATATAGTGGCGCGAGCGAAGCCTCGACATCGTTAACTTGAGCCGTGACGGCAGCCTTAGTTAACTGAGGTACAAATCCATCGAAAAAACCCATGCGCATATTTTAGTTTGCGCGTACAGGCTAACCCACCATGATGTCAAGGTCTGTCTCTGGGCGTGTCGCAAAGTGTGTTACCAGGGCGGTGGCCACACTGGCGCAGACTGCGGTAGCACTGGCACGCCTGCCGATAACCCAACCGCCATCGCCCCTGCGCAGCTGAACCGCCGAGAGCATTTGCGCCGTGAGTTCCGGATTCGGTTTATAGCGAAGGCGGCCAC